ATAGATTCTATGCGCCCTTTATACATTCTAGGAGCTGATATACAGTAGTTCATTTCTACTTTAGTTGTATCGGCTTCTGGTCTAGTCATGTTTTCAGCCATTTTCCAGTCTAACATATAATTGTTACCTAGTACTTTAGCTCCAGTATATAAAACCTCTATTGTTCTTGATACTCTTTCGAAGTTATCATTTTCAGGTGGGTTGAATGTATCTGGCTTTTCTAGTGTTTTTTCTAAACCTTGTTCTGTTTTCTTAATTTTAAAAACTTGATCCATATAAGTTTTGTATTCAAAATACATTACTTGAACAGTGTTTTCATCGTAATTTCCCCAACCAGTTACGTATTGAGAGTTGCCAGGCATGTTTTGAATTCTCTGTAATTCATCATCTGGTATATCTGGAAATTGCTTTTTTAATTCTGCAATTGTTATAGCTTTAATTTCACCAACATAGTATATGTCCTCAAAGTTTGGATCTTCAGTATATGAATAAACCATATAAGCTGGATCAACATATTCTACTTTAATACCTTCTGAATCATCAAACCTAGTTTTTGTGGCTCCTAAACCTATAACAGTTAAATCGTAAGCTATTCTTTTTTTAATTTGCTCGTATTTGTTAGCGGCTAATACATTACTTATAACTTCTTCTTCTGCAATCTCTACATTTTGCTTATATGTCATTTGCATATGAACATCTAACTCTTCCTTGCTTTCAGGTAAACCTTCTAAGCTTCCAGTTAAAGAAAAATCCATACCTAAATTTTCTTTAATATTAACAAGAGCTTCTTTTGTATTCATATCTCTTTCTACAGCCTCAGCGTAGTCTGTTCTACTTTTTACAGAAAAAGGGTCTTGAGCAAATGTAGTTATGTCGTATGATTTGTTAGACATACCGTTTACAACTATATCTACAAACTTAGATATAACAGCAACCGGTTTCCAGTCCAAATTAAGATAAGACAGATCACCGTTTATAGATAATTCATCTTTATATTTTTGAACACTTTGCTCTCCTCTTGCGTATAGTCTTAATTGATGAAAATTACTATAGCTCTGCACGTATCTATTACCAGATCTACCTTCCTGGAACCATTCTTGTTCTATGGCTCTAGCAACTTGTGTTCCGTAGTCTAAGCTGGCTTTTTCTTCATCGCTTACTATTTGACTAGGAAACGAGCTATTAGTATTAGTCTGTATATTCATTTATCTTATTATTTTAGACATACCGCCTTTATTGTCGTATTTTTTTATACCTAAGTTAACAGCTACTTTTTGTATCTGAGCTCTTGGTATATATCTATTTTTATTACAAGCCATTAAAGCTAAACCTGAACTTATAGAAGCATCGTGTTTAGTTCTATTATTTATATTGAATTTTGCCCAATCTTCTAATGTTTTTTGGAAATACATATTTCCATATCCAGTATCAATTAAACCTATGCGAGTATTAATATATGTCTCTATTGCAGCAGCGTGAGCTTGCTTTATATCTTCACTTGAGTTAGGTATTCCACCTATTTCTCTTTCAGTTACTGATAACTTATTATATGTTTTATCAGGTCTATTCATAGAGTAACCTCTATAGCCTCTTCTTTTAAAATGATATAATAATCTGGGTTTGTTATTTTCACAAAGCAATGGCATTCCATAGAATACACAAGCCATTAAAACATCTTCAAAAAATATTTCTGCTGTTTGTGGTCTTGCTATATATTCTAAAAAGAAATGATCCGGAGGAGCATCTTCCATACTAAACTTAGTTAAACCGTGCAAAGCACCATTAGAACCTCTACCATCTACAGTTCCTGATATATCGTAGCTATCACATCCAAAAGCACCCATGTGCTCATTTCCTGGATATTTAGTTCCACTCTTATTTATTATTCTGTTTTGTAATTCATATGATGGAACCCAAGAAACATTAAACCTACCATTTTTATTAGGTATAAATATAACGCGAGTATCTTTAACTCCATCTTCCCATTGAAAACTACCAGTAGTAACAACTGAAGTGTTTTTTAAATCAGCGTTGTAATCTATTTGCTCATATATTTTAGCTAGATTAAATAAAGATTCTTTTGCTTCATCTCTAAAAGCGTGTTCCTCTGTTCTAGGGAATTGACGATAGTATTCATTTAAACCATCTTGATCTTCCTTTAAACCATTTACTTCATTTTGCCAGTAATTAATTACACCTAAATCTATAGATTGACCATCTGGTCCTTCTGTGGGTTTTTTCGGTGTATTGAATACAGGAAATCCATAAGAATCAATGTATCCTTCGTAGTTCCATTCCATAGGTATGAACAAAGAATATAATCCTGAGCGAGTCTGCCCATTGGCGTTTCTCTTGTCAACGTTTGAATCATAGTATAATTTCTTATAGTTCTCACCACCTTTATCTAAAGCATTAGAGGTTGAACCCATCATGCACTTTCCAATAATTCTAGAACCTAGTCTTAAACAAGTTTTAGTTACCCTCCAGTTGTTTAATATATTTGTTGGTCTTTCCCACTTTCCACTTTCATCGTGTACTAGTAGTTTTAATTTTTCACCATCGTACGAGTTGTCCCCCGTGTTTTTCCAGTCGATCGTTGTATCGAGACCGGAGATCTCCTTGAGTTTCTCATTGGAGTCAAGTTTTTTACGGGTAAATTTGGACGCTGGTACTCTGTACGCAAGTTCCGTCTTCGGGCGGTCCATACCGTCTTGGATCGGTTTGAAAAAGAAGGGGTAATTAACTGATATGGGTACGACCTTATCAGTAAACATTTTCTTTGCATCTGGCCCAGACTTTGAAAGTATGCCAAATCTTGAATCGGTAGATATCGTGGCTTGATTAACAGTTTCGCCTGATGCCATGAACGAGAACCCTGAACGTCTGTTCTTAAGATAACACATTCCGTAGCATCTTGAATCTGCCTTGCAAGCCTCCCAGAATAAATAGAATAATCTGTTTGATTCACGAAAGTCTGGCTGCCCAACATCAATCTTGGACCACTGCAGGTACATGTAGTTAGTACCAGTAATATAAGTAGGCTTGTCTTTATTAAAGAACCAAAAACCTTCTTCACGCCTTTTAAACTCTGTGTCAATATAGTCATACCATTTTTCTTTAAATTCAACTGGGTATTCATCCCAATCAAATACTGATTTAATTCTATTTAGTTCTTTTGGATATTCAGAATATTGCCATTTTTTACCTTCAAAAACTTTCGTTTCTTTTTCCTTAGGTAAAGCTATTCTTAAACCTTGTATGTCATATATTTCCCCTATTTCACCAGTCCTACTAATTACAACAAAATCATATTCTTTATTATAACCATATTCCCATTTCTTAAACTTATTTAGTTTATTTAAAACCTTAGGTCTAATAACGTCTTTAACTATGTGATATAATGTTTGTTCGTACATTATTTCTTGGATCTTCCTTCAGCAAAACCTCTAAAAGCTTTTTCTTCCTTAACTTCTTCAGGTTTTTCATTTAGTAAGTTTTCTTCTGATTCTATTCTAGCAAGTATTTCAAAAGCATCAAATATAGCTAGCTTTTTAGTGGCAGCAGCGTTTTTTAATTTATCCGCAGATAAATCGTCTTCAGAACCTACAATAGCTTCTTCAGCTACTTTAATTAATTCTTTAACCGCTTTTTGCCCAGCTTGGATTATATTCCTCTTGGTTTCCTTCGTGTCCATACTTAATTACAATATCATTAGATTTCATACAATAAACTCTTTGCTTGTCTATAACAAAATCCCATTCACTGTTAGGTTTGAAACCTACAACATCACCTGGGACTATTTCAGAAGCTTCTAAGGACTTATTACCATATTTTAGTATACCAATAAGCTTTTGCTCTTTATCGAGCTCTAGAGAGTCTTTATTTTTCAAAGGCATTACAAAGCACCTGTCTCCAAATGATTTCCAATTCCCGGTATTTTTATACAAATATATTTGATCAATAGCGCAGAAATATAAATTATCTTTAAAATATGATCTACTGTTTTTTTTAACACCTTTCATGTCATAGAATACTCTAAAAACATTATGGTGTATTACTATTATATCTCCTTTTTTAATATCTGTTCTAAAAGCTTTTGGCGTTTCAACTACAACTGCTAAATTGTTAACAGCTTTGAAGCTTTCTATTTTAGTGTTTAAAACTAATGTTTTGTCACCAAGCTTTATTTCGTTTTGGTATCTATCACCTAATGGTTTGATGATGAAGTCGTATAAACTTTTCATTAATATTCTAAATCATACTCAACGGATATTGCCAT